AGATTGTGTCCAGCTTGGGCGTAGTCGTTGGCATCACCGAGGATTGGGGGCATGACCATCCGAGCGCCATATTTGGCCGATGCCTGCTCTGCATACCGCTGGCCGACGCCGGAGGAATCATGGTCTGCCACGATCATAATGGATTGAGTGACGCCGTATATTTCCCGGAGTGTGCCAGTTACCGGCACCAGATTGCTGGCGCTGTAAGCCACCACGCAGGGGCGGCTCGTGGCCTCGTGGATGGTGGCTGCGGTAGCAAAGCCCTCGGCAACGAACAGGGTGCCTGGCTCGTCCATTGTGCCGACCATCCAATATTTACCGCCTGTCTGACCACCTGGGTGATAGAGCTTGCCGCCATCCTCGTCGATGTATTGGAGTGTGGCGAGGGTGCCGTCTGCATCGTATAAAGGCACCATCAATCGGCCATCGCCAGTGGTGCGGACGCCGTGGGTCTGGATGCCCTTGCGTTTAAGATAAGGGTGGTCGGGATGGGCGGCTATACCACTGAGCCATATTTTCTCGACCGTCTCGCTGGCCACTTTGTGCTGGCGTTCTTGGGCGGCTTCCCGCAGGACTTTGGACTCGTTTATTCGTCTGGCGTGGGCCATTTCCTCAAATTCGGTGAGCTTTCGGCCCACATCGGCACGCCATGTGATTTCCAGACCTGCACGCCAGCAGCCGAACCGCCCTGCCGGGATGCCATCACCGAACACCAGATACCATCCGGGCTTGTCACCGTGGCCGGGGGAGCCTTTGGTGCCGGATCGGAATCGGTGAATCTTCCCGTCAAAGTGGATCTCGTCCGGTGGCTCGAGACCGGCTGCTTTCATGGCGTCAATCAGTTGAACGCCGGGCGGGGCTACCAGCTTTTCGGGGGGTGGCGCCCAGGGGCCACCAAGGACATTTTCCAGGCTAGACATTGGCTGTTTCCTGACTTGTCAGGTAATCACTCAATAATTTGACCGTTTCGTAGGATGGCTGGCTATCCGGCTGCATAAAACGGTAGACCGTGGCCGGATGAACACCAGCCTTTACCGCCACCCGGCGCAGATTGGCGTCCGTAAGCCTTTGTTTTACTTCATTAATTGTTAGCATGTATGCTTCCTTGTAAATATATTTACGATTATGCTTGCACATCATATCACAAACGATTATATTATCTACATCGCCTCACCCTGAAATCCAGACCGAGGCATTAAAGGAGAAGCAAAGATGAAAATCAAAATCACAGACGCAAATCGTCAAGCAATTAACATTTTGCTCGGAAAAATTAATGGCAAATCGCTTGCACATACCGCGCACGACAAACACATTTTTGAGCTTGCCGAACTGATGGAAATGCGTCTTGAAAAACTGGGCATTGCAAAAAAAGACCGCGCTGGTGCTTCCGCATCAGGTATGTCCGGCGGGGATGTGCCGAGCGCCTACAAATACAGCCGCATCGTCACCGATTACGAAATCGTGCGCGGCGCGTCTGATTGGTTTTTGGTCGTTGCCAAGCGCGATGAAACGTATGGCAACGCCACAAGGCCGCATCTGAGTCTGACTGTCGCGCAACGCGACATCGCAGTCGCAGGATTCACCGCGCAGTTTTCGGTGCAGCCGGTTGTCGCATTGGCGGTGGCAGCATGATCGCCCCCGAACGCTGCAACTGCGGCGCCACCGATTGCCCTCGCTGTTACCCGGGCAATCGCCCAGAGCCGAGCGACCGACACATAGAGCTGGCGCTGGAAGAGGTGATTGATACTGTGATGGATTACGGACGCTTTCCGATAAAGGGGCGCGTGCAGTTTGACCTTTACGAATATCTGCTCGAAAACCGCGATCCGTCTTATGCGTGGGAAATGTATGTTTCCGCCATGTCCTCGGATACGGACGCATTGGCGTATCGCATTGAGAATGAAATCAAGCGGGTCAAGACGATGTTGGTCAATTACCTGACCGACTCCGACCTTGTTTATGACCTTGCCTTAACTGACTACACAGAGGACGAACAATGAGTATTTCCGAGGTTTCCTTTTGGGCCTGCGTCTTTTGCGGAATAGTTGTTTTTGCAATCTTAATTTTTACTGAGGGAAAATAATGGCTGTCAAACTGAAAAATACAGGAAGTCTTGCCGAAAATGGGGTGAAGTTGCTGGTATACGGTGCCGCTGGTGCCGGTAAGACCACCCTGATCAAGACGCTGCCGAACGTGATTGTGCTCTCTGCCGAGGGTGGTTTGTTGTCCATCCAGGATGCTAATTTACCTTATCTGGAAATCGGCAGCATGGACGATCTGCGGGAGGCATTCTCATGGTGCAAGGAAAGTAAGGAGGCCACGGGCTTTGAATCTGTCGTTTTGGACTCAATCAGTGAAGTGGCCGAGGTCGTGCTGCACGAGGAACTGAAGAAACAAAAGGATGGCCGGGCGGCATATGGTGAGATGAACACCACGATGGCAGACTTGATTAGGGCTTTCCGCGACCTGCCCGGCAAGCACGTTTTTATGACCGCCAAGCTGGAGAAAAGCGCGGACGAAATGGGGAGAATTCTCTACAACCCCGGAATGCCTGGTAAGTCACTCACCCAAGGCTTGCCCTATTTCTTCGATGAAGTCTTGGCGCTGCGGGTTGAAAAGGATGCCGAGGGCACGACCCAACGCGCTCTTATGTGTGACTCGGATGGGCTGTGGCTGGCCAAAGATCGGTCGGGCAAGCTCGAGGCTTGGGAAGCACCGGATCTGGGTGCCATCATTGCCAAGATTGCGGCAAAAGCATGAGCGACCTTAAAACCCTCAGCGCCGAATGGCTGGTCTTTAAATACGCCGAGGAAAAGGCCACCACCGATCGCCGCAAGGTTGAAGATCAGATGGTCAAGCTGCTGGCGATTCCGCCCGACTTCGAGTCCACCGAGACCGCCGAGCCTGATGGCTTTGTGGTGAAGATTGCTGGCCGTATCGACCGCAAGGTTGACGGTGAAAAAGTCCAAGAACTCGCCGCCGAATTTGGCCTGACTGAGCACCTTGCCAAGCTGTTTCGCTGGAAACCGGAAATCAACATGGCGATCTGGAAGGCATCCGACGAATCAATTACTCGCCCTTTAGCAGCAGCAATCACGGCCAAGCCTGGCCGTCCGTCTTTTAAAATTACTTTTAAGGAGTAACACCATGGCTTTTTTACCTGAAGAATTTAACGTCGATGAACTGCCGCAAGGCAATGGTAACTTTGAACCGCTGCCGGCTGGCTGGTATTCCGCCACCATTTCGCAATCAGAGTTGAAAGACACGAAGGCCGGAAACGGTCAATACATCAAGCTGCGGTATGACATCACCGGCCCCACGCATCAGGGCCGGGTCGTTTTCGGAAATCTCAACATCAAGAATCCGAACCCGAAAGCCGAGGAAATCGGACGGCAACAGCTTGGTGACATCATGCGTGCGATCGGCCTGGCCAAGGTCACTGACACTGATCAACTGATCGGCGGCGAGATCGTGATCAAGCTGGAAGTTAAGCAGGACGAGCAGTATGGGGCCGGGAACGAGGTCAAGGGCTTTAAGTCTGCCTCCGGCAGTCCGGCACCTGCTGCTGCGGTAATTCCTGCCAAGGTTGCTGCTTCAAAGGCACCTGCACCTGCCGCAGCGCCTGCCAAGGCCGCACCGCCTTGGGCCAGTAAGAAGTAAGACAAAAAAAGCCCCGGTCTGGATTCCAGCCGGGGCAAATTGGAGACGATATGAAAATTCCTGAATCAGAGCATAACATCGAAAGCCTGATCGACAAGCACCACGAGGGCCAGGCCGAGGTGCCGCGGTCCCATCTTGGTGCCAGCACGTTGGGCCATGTCTGCGACCGGTGGCTGTGGCTGTCGTTCCGGTGGGCTGTGCAGCCTAGCTTTCCGGGCCGAATCCTGCGCCTGTTTCGCCGGGGCCGTGAGGAGGAAGTTAATATTATCAATGACCTTCGCGCCATCGGGATGGATGTGCGAAAGGTGTCGAGCCAGCACCGGGTGGATTTTGGGAGCCATGTGTCTGGAAGTCTCGATGCCATCATCGACTCTGGCGTGCCGGAAGCGCCGAAGGCAAAGCACATTGCCGAGTTCAAAACTGCATCAAGGAAGGCATTTGATTCCTTGGTCAAGGATGGGGTGGAGAAGTCCAAGCCAGAGCATTTTATTCAGATGCAGGTCTATATGTCAGGCACCAAGATCGACCGCGCCTTGTATCTGACTGTCTGTAAAGACGATGACCGCATCCACATCGAGCGAGTGAAGTTCGACAAGGATGTGGCGCTGTTTGCCATCGAGCGCGGTAAACGCATCGCCCTGGCTGACCGGATGCCGGAGCCGATCAGTTCAGATCCGAGTTGGTATCAGTGCAAATTCTGCGACGCGCACGACTTCTGCCACGAATCCAAGATCACCAAGCATGTGAACTGCCGCACCTGCGCCCATGCCACGGCATTGCAGGATTCAACATGGCATTGCGCCAGATGGGATGCTGTGATTCCTCTGGATACCCAAAAAGAAGGCTGTGAATCTCACGTCCTGCACCCTGATCTGGTGCCGTGGAAACGGAAAGACGGGCCGGATGAGTGGACAGCAGTTTATGAAATCAACGGCGTCGATCTGGCCAACGGCGAAGGTGACGCTAACGTCTACACCAGCAAGGAGTTACTGGCCAACCCTGCTGCCTGCGCTGGCGGTGATCCGTTTGTTGCTGAGTTGCGGAATGAATTTGACGGGAGGGTGGTGGGATGAGAGAACAAGGGGAATTAAATGAGTTGGCTCTTTTCGCAGGCGCTGGTGGAGGAATTCTCGGCGGCAAGCTGCTCGGATGGAGAACCGTCTGCGCTGTCGAGTGGGAACCCTATCCAGCAAGCGTATTGTGCGCCCGACAAAATGACGGACTTCTCGCGCCTTTCCCGATTTGGGATGACGTTCAAACCTTTGACGGCAGACCGTGGCGAGGCATTGTTGATGTCGTATCTGGCGGGTTTCCATGCCAAGACATCTCCGCAGCAGGAAAAGGAGCAGGAATCACCGGCAGCAGGTCAGGACTCTGGTCTGAAATGGCAAGGATTATTGGCGAAGTACAACCACGCTACGCGTTCGTGGAAAACAGCCCAGTCCTCACTTCTCGCGGACTTGGAACAGTGCTTGGAGATTTGGCCGCGTTGGGGTTTGATGCGAGATGGGGTGTCGTATCAGCAGCAGACGTTGGTGCGCCACACCTTAGAGAACGAATCTGGATTATGGCCTACAGTAACAGCAACAGCCAATCAATTGGCGCCATCAATGCAGGCTCGTTACAAAAAACCAATCTGGATGACTCCAACGGTTTCGGATGCGGCAAACCGGACATTCTCTGTGAACAGCAGAGGGGAACCGAAATTGTCGGGGCAGGTGAAGTTGTGGCCAACTCCACAAGCGTCGGACAACAGACCGAGAGCAACAGCAAACAGTACTTCCAGACGCATAAAGTTGGGCAAACAAATCAGTTTAGAAGCGGCAGTAAAGTTTTTGCCAACTCCAACATTTCACAACGCCAAGGAAACTGGCGCGAAAAGCCAAATGGAGAGGAAAACGGTTCAATTAGGGGATTTGGTTGGTGGCTCACTGAACCCAACGTGGGTCGAGTGGCTAATGGGGTGGCCGCTAGGGTGGACAGACTTAAAGCCATTGGAAACGGACAAGTTCCAGGCGTGGCTGCAACAGCATGGAGAATCTTGAATGCTCCGTGAATACCAACAACGCGCACTGGACATGCTTTACGCGTGGTTTGAAAAGAACGCGACCGGCCATCCAGTTCTAAACATGCCGGGCGGGTCTGGAAAGTCAGTGGTAATTGCATCACTGGCAAAAGAGGCGCTGCAAAACTGGCCAGATACGCGCATCTTAATGCTGGTGCATTCAAAAGAATTGATCTTGCAAAACGCTGACAAGCTGCGAAAGTTGTGGCCTGGTGCACCACTTGGAATTTATAGCGCCAGCGTTGGCAAGCGCCAACTGGATGAGCCAATTACCTACGCCGGAATTGGGTCTGTAGCCAAACGCGCCAAGCAGATCGGGCAAATTGATTTGTGCATCATTGACGAGGTGCACGCTGTATCAAATGCTGAAAGTGGCATTTATCGCAAGCTGATTGCCGACTTGCTGGAGATTAATCCGGCCATGCGGATTGTGGGCCTGAGCGCCAGCCCGTATCGGCTTGGGCAAGGTTTGATAACTGAAGGGCCGACCGCTATTTTTTCAGAGATTTTGGAGCCGGTAAGCATCGAAGAATTGGTATTAAAAACTTACCTTGTGCCGTTGCGCTCAAAGATCACCATGCACAAACTTGACGCGGACGGTCTGCATAAGCGCCAGGGTGAATATATTGCATCTGAGATGGAAGCCAAGTTCAACACCAAAGACCATAACAGCGCCGTAGTGGATGAGATTATTGACAAGGCAAGCAGCCGAGCGCACTGGTTGATTTTCTGTTCTGGTGTTGCACACTCTGAGGCGGTAGCCGCGTGCTTGCGTATTGCTGGCATTGCTGCCGAAGCATTAGACGCAAAGCACAGCAAAACAGAGCGTGAGCGCAAGCTGGCCGATTTTGAATCTGGAAAGTTGCGTGCATTGTGCAACTTTGGGATTTTAACTACTGGCTATGACTTTCCTGCGCTGGACTGCATTGCGTTTTTGCGGTCAACGATGTCACCAGGGCTTTACCTACAAATGGCCGTTCGGGGAATGAGGCCCAATCCCGGCAAAGCCGACTGCCTGGTGCTCGACTTTGCCGGGGTAGTCGAGGCGCATGGCCCTATCACCAACGTCCAGCCGCCGAAGAAAGGGAGCGATGGCAATGGCGAGGCACCAGTCAAGGTCTGCGACGAGTGCGGGGAGCTTGTCCATATCTCGGCAGCAGTCTGCCCTGCCTGCGGTCATCCATTCCCGGAGCCCGTCAAGAAAGCACTGGTGCTGCACCACGATGACATCATGGGGTTAGAAGGCAAAGACCTTGAGATTAAAAGCTGGAACTGGCGCATCCACACCAGCAAGGCCAGCGGGAAGTTAATGTTGGCCTGCACGTATTACGGTGACTTGTCCGACAAGCCAATCACCGAATACTTGCCGGTGCTGCATGATGGCTATGCAGGGCAAAGGGCAATGCAGCAATTGTTTACGATGGCCTCATCGTCTGGTGCCAATCTTGCCCCGGCATACACCCTGCAAGATGAAGATTCGTTGAATTATATTTCAACAGAGATGAGCAATTCAGAGCCGCCAAAGGCCATTGAATACCGCAAGGATGGAAAGTTTTTTCGAGTCATTAAGAGGAATTGGACATGAAAACAAGACTGCCAGCGCCGCAGTTCGTTACCGATTACCGGGAATGGGTCAAGGCTGGCCCTCCGAAGTGCTGCCACACCTGCGAGAGCTACGGCACCGATGGCCTATGCACCGAGTTCTTCATGGAGCCGCCAGCGGAGTTTGCTGCCACTGTCGATGCCTGCCCGAAGTGGGAACGTGAAGTTCCTTTTTAATAAATAGGAAAATAAAATGAACGAGAAATTAGAGGCTGCAATCACTTACCTGCGTAGTCGCAACAAATACGTGATTGATGCAGGCTGCAATTTTGTGCCTACAAAATCAGTGCAGACCGATGTAGCCGAGACTATTCGCATTTATCGCCGGGAGGTCGAGGAAGTCAAGCCAATCAGCCTGGTGAAAGGCAAGAAGAAATGAAGTGTGACTGCGGGTCAAAAACGCGTGTGCTGGACAGCAGGGGGGTTAGCAGGCGCAGGGAGTGCCTGAAATGCTTTATGCGTTTTTCGACGGAGGAAGTGGTTGTCACCAAGCCGGTCAAGTTTATTGAGAAAAAGAAAGTCCAAACTAAAAAGCGCGTCAAAAACATCTTGCCGACAAACAACTGGCAACAAGTGGCAAAGAACACCAGCGCACGCCGGAAACTGGAAGAACTGCGCGACAACGTAAAAGAGGGTGACTATGAAAATTATTGATCGGATTCCGACTGAACATTTTGAACAGCGCGAACTGGTGCGCTGGTTTAGACAGACTTACAAAGGTGTCCGTATCTTTGCCATCCCGAACGGTGGGGCAAGAAGCATTATTACCGCAGGGCGGTTGAAGGCCGAGGGCGTATCAGCGGGAGTGCCTGACCTGTTTGCACCGGCCTGGCACCTGTGGATTGAGATGAAGCGCACCAAGGGGGGGAGCCTAAGTGCAGAGCAGAAAGATTGGATTCAATATCTTGAAAGTGAAAATTATTATTGTATTGTCGGAAAGGGTGCAGAGGATGCCAAAGCAAAGATCAAAGAGTTTTCAAAAAAAGAATTAACAAGTCCATTGATAAGGAAAGAATAATGACTACCAATCAAGTGTGCAACGGCAACTGCAACCAGGGCCGAAGCTGCGACTGCGTGACGGATTACGTATTCGATGGCCTGTTTACTCTGGGGTTCCTAGTGACGGTGCTGGCGGTTGGCGGCATCGTTGGGTTTTTAATTGGCTATCTGGTGGGGGAATGAAATGACCGACACGAAGCCGAAGATAAACACTGACAAGGTGCTGGCAGGTGCAGTCCGCGTCGAGAACCAAAACCCAACGGCATATCGTCTCGCACGAAAGCCTGATGGCGAATTGGTGCTGCAAGCTGCGTATCAGTGGCAACAAGGACGAGATTACGGGCATACATGGCGGGATATAGAAACTGTGGAGTATGGCAATGAACACTGACAAGGTGCTGGCGAGGGAGGTGGGGAAATGAGTTTGTCGGTTACGCCGATTGATTTTGCGGAGGCTAATGCCTTTGTTTCGGCATTTCATCGGCATCATAAACCGGTGGTTGGCTGTAAGTTCTGCGTGGCTGTTTCTGATG